TACCCAATATACAAAAACAAAGTTGCTTTTGCACATTGGTGTTTAGACGAACAAGGAAATTATTATTTAGGTGCAGAATATGAATGACAATGTAAAATTTATTAACGAACTAGAAAGATTGCTAAACCAAAAACAAAATGACTATGGCGATTTTGACCATACCTCTTATGTAATGGTTGGTATATTAGAAAAATATTTATCAGTTTATAACAATGTTGAGGTCAAAGTACCTTTAAAAGTATTTGGTTTATTTATGATTTTTTTAAAATGTTGGAGAGTCATGCAATCCAAAGAATACAAAAAAGATAACTTTGATGACATAAATGGATATACAGAACTATTGAGGAGGCTAGTAATAAATGAGCAAAAAAAGGGGTAAAAGACCTATGACACCAAAGATGTTCAAGCTATTGCAATTTATTAAGAATTACACTAAAAAGAACAAGTATAGTCCAACTTTTTCAGAAATGGCTTTAGAGTTGGGTTATAAAAGTAAAAATTCTGTTTCTTCTTTGTTAAAAAAATTAGAAGAAAGAGATGAAATAAAAAGAGATTATGCAGGTTATAGTCGGAATATTGAAATAAATGGTTAAAGTAATTAAAACATCTGATCTTGAGTTAGCTGCTAATTTCGAAGAAATTTTTGATGGTGCAACTGTGGAAGAAGCTACAGAAAAAGCACATAATCAAAAAATGCCTAGTGAGTCTGCAAAAGTAAATATCACCGATACCAGACTTGTTAAGGCACACATTAAACTAATCGGTGAGGAGAATGATGAGCTTAAGAAATAGCAATGTTCGTTTATACACTAAGCTAGATAAGGCACACAAAAAAATTTTTGGTGCTAAGGATAAGGGAAGACAGTGTGTAAATACTCTAAAGGCATTCAAAGAGTACAATCAGTTGTACCGAAGAATTGTCGAAGCTGAGAACAAAGATGCTAGATTTTTATATACTTAATTGAGTATATATAAAAAGTTGCATTTATACTTAAGGGATTCTATACTCTAAATTAAAGGAAGGAAACAAAATGAAACTATCACCCAAAGCTAAGAAGAACCTAGTAGAAGACAATCAATTCTATATTGATCTTGGAAAAAAACTAAGACTTGCAAGACGAACTAAGATAAATGAGTTTACTGGTAAAGAAAGTTTTATTAGTCAAACCAAAGTTGCAACTGCACTTAAAACTACATTTCAACAAATAGGTAAATATGAGAAAGGTGAAAACCGAATACCTATAGTCAATCTAATTAAGATAAGTAAGTTTCTAAAAAAACCATTAAGTTATTTTTTAGATGATTGGCAAGAAACAAATATTATTGCTGAACAATTTAATACTGCATTTCAAAAAGAATATGAAAGATTGCAGAAATAATGTTTGTTCCCATATTAGAAAAACTTAAAAAGATAAATCCAACAACCGATGAGTATGATGAGTTTGAGCATTACAAAACAATCATACCTAAAATGATTGCTAATGGTCATGCAGCTCATCAAACAATAGAAGGTTACGATACTTGTAAACCAGAGATAGAAGCATTTAGATGGTTCAATGGTGTTAATATTCCTGTGCATGGATATATAGATTTAAAAGGAGATAAGGTAATTATTGAGGATAAATGTAAGTTTCCTAGAAAGGGTAAGATTAAAAAAGATGGCACTAGGTCTTGGTTTACTTCAAAATTACCTGAAGATAAACCTGAACCTTATAATCTTTTACAAGTAGATTTCTATTGGTCAGTATTTAAAGTGCCTGTGTATCTTTGTTATATTAATGAAGAAAGTTTTAAAGTATTTCATGCAGGTAATTGTGATGAATTGAAACCTGAGAACATAGAGAAAAGAATACCAAAGATTATTCAACGATGTAAGATTAGACAAAACTTAATGCAGTTAAGCAACGATGCAAAAGTAATCAAAAACTATATTCAACCTCAGTTCGATCATTATTTTTGGCGAAACGATTTAGATGAAAATTATCTTCAAGATGCAATAAAATTTTACGAAAGTTAATTACCAATCAAATTTTTTTTCTTCTTTTATTTGTTCTTCAACACTATTTAAAACTTTTTGTTTGAGGTCATCATCTTCTTTCATGCACTGCCAATGAGCATGACCACCACCATAGAAAGATACAAAGCTATCTAAGTTCGTCATGTCCTTTTTACAGTAACGACAAATTCCTACATCAACAATTATTTGTTTTGATTTAACCCAAGTCTTTTTCTTAGGTTTTGGCATAGTTAGGTTTCTTACCTTTTCTTGACTTTCTTTCAGCTTTCTTTTTTCTTGATACCGCAGCTCTCCTTTGAGAAGGACTCATGGCTCTTGCTTTGGCTAGTGGTACACACTTAGGATAGTTTCTTCTTTTCTCTTTACCTGAACGACCACATTTAGGAAAAGAACCATCGGATCTAGGATTGGCAATGTCAACCCAGTTTTGTTGTACCCATGACCTTAAACCTTTTTTAGCCATTATCTTTTTCTTTTCTTAGCTTTCTTTTTTTTCTTTTTGCCACCAGGAGTTATCTTACCTGAGCAAACTGCACTGGCATACATGTTTGCGTACGCCGAAGGGTACACTTTAAATTTTCGCTTCGCTGCTGCCTTACCTCTTGCACATAATTTAGCCATCTTTGAACTCCTTTAGTATTTGTAGTTTTTCTTCCGCATGAGCAATCTTTTCAATCAGCTTATCTGATTCGTCTATGTGTTGAGGATGCTCACCAATCCCTACACTGTTTTCTAAATAAATTTTTAATGTCGCTTCAGCTTCAGCAATCTGAGCTTCATATCTTTTTTCTAGTGCATCAAGAATGACTTGCCTCATGCACTATGTCTTTTTTGAACAGCAAACTTAGCAACTTTTACTGCACCTTTATGAGGTTTATATGTTCCCTTCATAAGTTTGTAAGAGTTACCTTTTTTCATCCAATGAAATCCTTTTGGTGCTTTTACTGTTTTCATCATACTTTTCTCTTTTTCTTTTTCTTAAGTGCTTTAAAGTCCGCACCTGTTATCTTATCAAATGGTGCAGCCATTCTAGCAATCTTCATTTGTTTTTTACTGTACTTTTTATTTTTACCTTTAGGCATAATATATAACCCTCCAACATTCCCAACTGACTAGCAGTTACTCCTAATTGTTATTTTTTTTTCTTTTTTTTGTTTTTTTTCTTTTTTTTGTTCATTGGTTTTTTTTTACTATGATACATTGTTTTCTCCTTTTGTTACCATTTCTTACATGACCAGTATCTAGCACTGAACACATCTTTAGCAGTAGCACATCTGTGCCTTGCTCTAAAGCTCTTTCTAGCTTTGGGGTTAGATTTTCTAATCTTCATATTGGCATCCCCATATCTAATTATCTTTTCTTTGCCACCTTTACAAGCCTTGACGACAAACTTTTTTCCACCTGAGATTTGTCTTTTAGGTGTATTACATTTCATTTTTGACTTATCTATCGCCATCTAATTTTACCCCATTAAAGTATTTATATTCATATTCGACAACTCTGCAATCATGTTTTTTACGCATAGACTTTTGTTTATCTTTAAATTCTATAGCTTTCTTCTCAGTTTCAAAAATAGTATTAGTAAACATTGTATGTAAATCGCTGTTATTTTTCCATACCACACAATACATTATGTCATAATTTTTGGTTTTTTTGGAGGAACTACAGCTTCTTCAGTACACAAAAATTTAATAAATATTTTGTTTTTATTGACATCCTCATAACCAATTTCTTCAAGTTTTGCTATTGATTCATAGTTACCAGCTATCATACAAGAGTAACCATCTTTAAATAAATCTGGGTATCTGTAAGGTGGTAGACAAGTGTTTGCTACAGCAGAACACATTATTAAATTTAATACAAAATTCATTCTTTATCTTTTACTTTTTTTAATTGATCCTCAAGTTCAGTTATTTTTTTATTTGCATCTAGTAAGTCTTGTTGAGAATGCTCTAGTTTTTGCAAACATCTTTTGTTCGCAGAATCTTTAGACTTACCTGCGTCTTGCAATTCTGCAACCTCTTGTTTAAGGATTCTTACCTGATCCTTATATTCGTTAATCAAATCAATGTCGGACATTAATTATTTTTTATTGTTTTTAAAAATCTGTGTACCCTTAATTCCATAAATACTTGCGACCACTAAAATCCACAAATTTGTGAACCATGAAGGGAGCTGTTGGAATTGTTCAAAGAACTCTTTTATTTTTGCAGACGCAGCAGGATCTTCGCTGAAGACCCCATAGGCAATCACTAAAATTGGCAGAGTTAAAACGACCAAAACGAATTCGTCTTTCCAGTCTGATTGCCTTGCCTCTAAAAGTTTGCCACTGTATTCAAGTTCTCCTTTTGCCATCTTCTCTGCATGAGCTGCCTGAGCATCTGCCATACGCATTTTAGTTTCTTGTTTCTTTTTATAAATATGCGTACCTGCATTCAAAGCTAATTTAACTGCACTAAACCACATTATGCACCTCTCATCTTTTCTGCTAGTTTTTTTGCTCTGTTAGGAGTTTGTTTCGCCCAAAGAGAATCCATCATTTGAAAACTAGCTTCACCATAATCTTCTCTATCCAAAGCCTTCCACATATTTTTAAACTTAGATACACCACCTTCACCGATTTGGTAAACCATATTAATAATTACTTGCTTTGCAGTGTTGTTAATTGGTCTTTCTTCTATCAATCTTTCGGCTGCATCAAGTGTTCGTTGGAAATCTCTTTCAAATACAAGCTCACCTTCTTCCTTAGAATATTCAACACCATGCTCATATTGATCTTCAGGTGTTATCTTATGTCCATAGAATATAGTATCAAAGCCTTCACTACATTTGTAAATCTTAGGTACATACCCTTCACAAATTTTTATTTCTTCTTTTACTTCTTCGTACATATTTTTTCTCCAAGTTCATTGTTAATCTTATTCTCAATCGCCAAACAAAAGCATATAATTTTCTGCACAAATATTCTAGTTTTATCAGTATATATTCCATAGTCACACCTCATAAAATCCTTAATGTTTGCACCCTTCACAATTACATAGTTCTTGATCGAAGCTATTAATATGTAAATCATCTTTGCAATGACAATCACATTTGCAATCTTTACATCTTTTTTTTCTTTTCTTTGGTTTAGGAAAAAATACCCTGTCCAAGTGTTCAGAGAACTTATCTAATAAACCAAAAAAACTGTATATAATTTTATCTATCATTCTAGTATTAATTTTTTAATTGACTTTTCACCCATATATATCTCTGTTTCAGCAAGTGATTTTATGCACTGATATTCTATATTTTTTGATGTACCTCTTGAGGCAACTCTTTTACCCTTCAAGCAGTCAGACATAGAGTCTTGTATTCTATGTTCCTTTATTTCTCC